AGAACTCCAGCAGCGGCTAGACGTCAAAGGAAGTTTGAACGTGATACCATTGCAGAAGCAAACAGGCGAGCAAAAGCAGGTAAGAACCCTGCTACTGCTGGTAAGGCTCATCGACCGCATAAACCATAGGAATACATGCCCAAGGTACACGAAATCGGAAAAACTCGGTTTATACAAGTAATTGATTTCCCAGTTAAATGGGGATGGAAAATAGTGGTACGTGGTTGGACTCAAGAAATTGAAGAGCCTTTTCGAATTGCTACTCCAGTAATCTTTAGATTACCGTTCCATAAGGCAATTGTTTTTGGCAAGTGGACTGGTCAACAAGAAGACGAAGAATCGGCACTCAATAACGCAATGCAAGGACGGCTACTAACTTATGAAGATTTTGAAGAAGGCTGGACGCCAGCCCCAGACCAAACTGCAGAAGAGGGTTGGTGGGATTTCAAGTCCTGAACTAACTGTCTGGGCAGAGAACTCGCTTTACACTATCGGCAAAAACATTGCTGGTATGCGTGGCGGTACGCCAGAAGCCTTGAAAGAAGCCGAGATTGGTGCAGAAGCATTACTCGCTATTATTCAAGAACTACTAAAAAGGTCCGAAAATGAGTTTTGAAGACGATAAGTTCGAGGAAATAAACCCCGAATACTATACGAGCGAGCCTGCTGATACTGAGTCTTTTGAAGCCGATGAGCAACTTGATGAGTTATCTCAAGACTTTGTAAACCGCCTTGTAGACAAGATGATGCAGTTTCTTGTCGTCCTTGTTGGACACGACCTCCATACGTATCAGAAACCTCTGGCACGGAGAATGATGGAGTCCGTCATTATTGGTGACGGTAAAGAGGTCACCGCTTTAGCATCTCGTCAGTCAGGTAAATCCGAAACTGTAGCGGACACTGTAGCCACTCTAATGATTTTGTTGCCTCGTCTAGCCAAATTATACCCAGACCTTCTAGGTCAGTTTAAAGACGGTATTTGGGTAGGTCTGTTTGCTCCTACGGAAGGACAGGCAGAAACCCTGTTCAATAGAACAGTTACTCGTTTAACCTCAGAACGAGCCTTAGAAGTTCTGGGTGACTCAGAGATTGATGACGAAGCCAAACGTATTGGTGGAGTTACTCGCCAAATTCGACTTAAGAACTCTGGCTCCTCCATAACAATGATGACTGCTAACCCAAGAGCAAAGATTGAGTCTAAGTCGTTCCACCTTATTGTTATTGACGAGTGTCAGGAAGCAGATGACTTCGTAGTAGCCAAGTCAATCTCTCCGATGCTTGCGTACTACGCAGGTACCATGGTGAAGACTGGTACACCTACAACCAGCAAGAACAACTTCTATAAAGCCATTCAATTGAACAAGCGGTTGCAAACTCAGCGAGGCAATAGGCAAAATCATTTCCAATGGGACTGGCGTGAAGTGGCTAAGGTAAACCCTAAATACCACAAGTTTATTAAGCAAGAAATGCTACGTATTGGAGAGGATTCCGATGAGTTCCAGATGTCGTATAACTGTAAATGGCTACTTGAACGAGGCATGTTTGTCACGAGTTCCGCTTTGGATGCTTTGGGTGACACTTCTCAGGAACTCGTCAAATCGTGGCACAAAACGCCAGTGGTCGTTGGAATTGACCCTGCACGAAAAGTTGACTCCACTGTCGTTACAGTCGTATGGGTTGACTGGGATAGACCTGATGAATTTGGCTATTTTGACCACAGAGTACTTAACTGGCTCGAATTACAGGGTGACGACTGGGAAGAACAGTACTTTCAAATAGTCAACTTCCTCAGTAACTACGACGTACTTGCTATTGGAGTAGACGCCAACGGTGTTGGAGATGCTGTTGCCCAACGTTTAAAACTCCTTATGGGTCGTGCAGAAGTAGTGGCAGTTACATCTAGCCCTACAGAACAATCTAGGCGTTACAAGCATTTACAGGCTCTTATTCAACGTCAGGCTTTGACCTACCCAGCACATGCTCATACCCGTAGATTGCGTGTATGGAAACGTTTCTATCAGCAAATGACTGATGCTGAAATTCAATACAAAGGTCCTAACTTTATGGTTGCGGCTCCAGACGAGACCTACGCTCATGATGACTTTGTAGACTCATTGGCAATTGCTTGCTCTCTAACTCAAGAACTTGTCATGCCAGAAGTTGAAGTAAGTAGTGGGGCATTCTTCTAAAAAGTTTGAGTTTGGGGTGCGAAAGCCCAATAAACAAGGGACACTTATTAATGGAAATACTAGTTCCTTTCCATTCCCGATTTAAGGAGATTACCTATGGGTATCGGTCCAGCACCAATGTTCCCTGAAAGAGCACCACAGATGTACGAAATGAAGGGTGCAGGCAACCTCGAACGCCGTGGTCCTCTACGTTTCGAAGAAGGTATCGCAACTGATACTGACATTCCAACCGATTTTGAGACAGGCATCATGAACGGCTTTGCAGCCGCTCCTGGTCGTCCAAACCGCAACGCTCCAGTATGGCAGAAGCCAGCAGACCAGACCATGGCAGAACGTGCCCACGTTGGTTCTGCATCATGGATTGAAGCACCAACCTATCTTGGCGAATTTGCTCACGGTTCATTTACGAACTACTCAGAGCAGATTGTTGAAACTAAGGTTGTTTCTGGTGGACGTACAATGCGTCTTAACCCAACTGTAGTTCAGGACTAATTACCTCCGTTAACTTGCCTTCCGCTCCATAAGGGCGGAGGGCGGTTTTCGGCTTGAGGAGATAAGATGGCACAGGTTCCAGCCAACCCTAAAATGTATGCAATGTTTGTCGCACAGGCTAAGGCTAAATACGCTACCTACCCTAGTCCTGGTGCGAGTCACTGGGTTCACTCTCAGTACGAAAAGCACGGGGGTAGATTCATTGAAACTTCCGAAAAGACTAAGCAAGAGAAACTAGCCAAACAACGCTTTGAAGCAAAGAAAAAGGCTATACTTGCCCGTAAGCACAAAGCACGCAGTAAGGACGACTAATGTCTTTTATGGACTTCTCTCCCCCGAGTTACAGGGCGGCGTCGTCAGACCTTACCATTTCCATCTCTCCATTAGGTTTGGTAGAACTTGCTGATGAAGAATTTGAAGTCCACGGTCCCCGACTAAATCGTTACAGCCTTAACTGGGCTATGTATCTTGGTCACCACTGGGGTTACCGTCGTGAACAAGGTGAAATGCAAATTTCCCTTAACTATTACCGTGCATTCATTGACTATCTAACCCGTTTTACTTTTGGTAATGGTATCCACTTCCGTAGCCCAAAACTTACTGAGGCTATCATTCCTAGCAGACTTGAAAGAGTTTGGGAGATTGACAACGACAAGATGCGAGTCTTGTTTGAGATGTCACAGACTGGTGCCGTTAATGGAGACTGCTTTGTTAAAGTAGCCTACGAAGAGCCTTGGGACGACAGTATTGGTCGCTTCCACCCAGGGCGTGTCCGCATCCTTCCAATGAACCCAGCGTTCTGTTTCCCAGAGTTCCACCCACACGATAGAACTCGCCTACTTAGATTCAAACAGAAGTACCGTTTCTGGGGCACAAGCCTTGAAGGTACCCGTCAGGTCTTTACCTACACCGAAATTCTTACCGATGACATCATCGAAGAATACATCAATGACGAACTTATTGACTCAAGACCAAATCCACTAGGTTTGATTCCTGTTGTCCACATTCCAAACATCCCTGTATCAGGTTCCCCATGGGGTCTAGCAGATGCCCATGACATTATTACTGTGAACCGTTCGTACAACGAAATCTCCACAGACATTGCTGACATCATCAACTACCACGCTGCCCCTGTGACAGTTATTGTTGGTGCTAAGGCTTCTAACCTTGAAAAGGGTGCAAAGAAAGTCTGGGGTGGTCTACCTAAAGACGCTCAGGGGTTCAACCTTGGAGGTGGTGCTGCTGGTCTAGGTGGTGCTATGCAATACCTAGAGATGCTTAAGCGTTCTATGCACGAACTTATGAATGTTCCAGAGACTGCTTTGGGTCAGGTTCAGCCAATCTCAAACACTTCGGGCGTTGCACTTTCTATTCAGTTCCAGCCTTTGATGAACCGCTATTCCCAGAAGAAGGCTCAGTACGGCAAGGGTTTAGAAAAGATTAATGAACTTATTATTCTTAACCTTGCTATTAAAGAACCTGACAGTTTAAAGTATGACCCAAACCAAGACGGTCCAATTAAAGAAGGTCAGTTACCAGAACTTGACCCTAATGACCCTATTACATACATTACTTATGCTCATTTCCCACAGCCTCTACCTCTAGACAAACTAGTACTTCTTAACGAACTACAGCAGAAGATGTCTATGGGTCTTGAGTCTAAAGAAGGTGCCTTGCGTGCTCTTGGTGAAGAATTCCCTGAAGAGAAACTCGAAGAGATTCGTATGGAACTCATTGAAGATGCTCAAGCAGATGGTGCTCTCAACCTTATTAAGATTCAAGTACAGAAGCAGATTATGGACATGACTGGCATGATGCCAGGTCCTGACGGTACTGCTACTCCTATGGACCCAATGATGATGGGTGATGGAGACATACTTGGCGATGGTATTTTGGGTCCTAATGACCCGCAGAACCCTACTCCACAGGGGCAACAAGAAGTTGGTATGGAGTTACAGGGTGAACAACAAATTCGTCAAGACTTAGTACAAGATGCTTATGGAACTCAACTTCCATCACGCAGAACTGTAGATAAAGATTAAAGAATTCCTCAATAAATCATTGAGGTTTAGCAAGACAAGAAGGCTTTTTTTAGGCATCCTTATCTTGTAACAAACTGACAAGGTCATGTGGTACGCCGCAAGGCATTCGGAAAACGACCATCGAGAATGAAAGCAGAACCCATTATGGATGAAAACAACCTGACAGCAGATGCTGTTGAAACCCCAGTAACTATTGAAGCACTAGCAGAAGAAGTGAAGCCACTACCTACATTCACAGCCGATGACATCTCAAAGGCTCGTGCACAGGAAAAGCAGAAACTGTATCCGCAGATTGATAAGTTGCAGGAAGAACTATCCCTTCTTCGTAAAGAGCGTGAAGAACGCATTGCCCAAGAGGAAGCACGTAAAACAGCACGCCTACAGCGTGACGCAGAACGTGAAGCCGAAAAGAAGGCTAAAGAAGAAGAAGAAATGACCTTCAAAGACCTCCTTAAAACTAAGGAGCAAGAATGGTCAGAAAAACTTGAAGCAGAACGTTCAGAGCGTGAGAAGGCATTTGCACTTCTTGAACGTGAGCGTGAGTTCCAAGAACTTCAGCAGTACCGTCAGCAGCGTCTTGAGGCTGAACGTGACAACATCATGCCAGAACTAATTGACATGATTGCTGGTGATTCTAGAGATGACATTGAGCAAAGCATTTCTAGATTGAAAGACAAGACTGCTCAAATCGTGGATTCTGTTGCGAACGCATCACAGCAGACCCGCAAAGAGATGGTAGGAACCCGAATTACGGCTCCTGCCTCTGGACCCCTGGACAATGACTCGGACCCTAGGTCATACTCTCCTGATGACATCTCTAAGATGTCTTTGGCTGATTATGCGAAGAATCGTGCCAAGTTGCTTGGCGGCAATAACCGTGGACAAGGGCTGTTCGGTAATTAATCACCTAACCTAATACCGCTCTTGAAAGGAGCAAACAAATGGCAGGTTCTGCTATAACTGGTACTGGTGCCCTCGCAGGTGCTCCTACCGCTTACTCTGGCTCTAACTCACAGTTAAGCCAGTCAATCCAGACCATTTGGTCTAAAGAAATCCTGTTCCAAGCGATGCCTATTCTTCGCTTTGAGCAGTTCGCTGTGAAGAAGACCGAACTTGGTGTTGCACCAGGTCTACGTGTTAACTTCCTACGTTACAAGAACTTCTCAGTGGACCCAACTCCACTAACTGAAGGTGTACGTATGACTACCAACGCTCTAACTGCAGAGCAGATTGCTATTACTGTTGCCGAACACGGCTACGGTGTTGCTGTCTCTGAACTATTGCTAAACGCATCGTTCGATGACATCATGGCTTCTGCATCTCGTTTGCTAGGTCGCCACATGGCTCAGTACCTTGATGTACAGGCTCGTCAGACTCTAGGTGCTGCTACTTCAGCAGTCTTTGGTTATGACCGCTCTGCATACAACAGTTCTACTAACTTCAACCTGTACAACGAAGGCTCAAAGGCTACTAGCCTTGGAACTGTTACTGCAGACCACAAGTTGACAACTGCTGCTATCAAGGATGCTGCTCTAACCCTTGCAGGTAAGAACATCCCTCGCATTGGTGAGACATACGTTCAGTTCATCCACCCTAAGCAGTCTCGTGACCTTCGCTCGAACCCAGAGTTCATTGAAGTAACCAAGTACGCTGCTCCAGGTAACTTCATGCTAGGTGAAATCGGTCGTCTATACGACGTCGTGTTCATCGAGACCACACAGGTTAACAAGTTGGCTTCAGGTACAAACAT